CGCGTGACATATCCGCAACAGACTTGCCTTCAAGTGCATCTTCGACCTCTTTCTTGGATGCAAGGTTACCAATTGAATCAATCACAATGATAAGATGTTCACCACGTTCCAATTGTGTCAATTGTTGCATCACATCAAACTTTAATTGCTCAATGTCGGTAAGAGGAGTATGAAGTACACGCTCAGTGTCGATACCAAAACTATCGAAATAAGACTGCGGAGTACCGAATTCTGAATCGTAAAATAGCAGTGCTGCATCAGGATATTTATCTAGATAAGACTTAGCCATTAATAGAGAAAAGGCCGTCTTAAAGTGTTTGGACGGACCTGCCCACATCGTAAGACCTGGTGTTAAACCGCCATCTAGTTTACCAGACAATGCGATATTGATTGCTGGCACTGCCGTAGGAATCATATCTTTATCAGTAAAGAATTTCGATTTCGCCAGAATAGCAGAATCTTTGATGCTGCTGTTCTTTTTAATTTTATCAAGAATACTCATTTGTTTTCCTTTTATATTTCAACTGAAGAAGTCTTCCAAAGAATTATTCTTCTCAACTTTCCATTTCATACAATCCAATATCACACGAATTGGTTCCAAAAATGCTTTGTCGAATTGTACATCGTAATCAATATACCTGTCAAGTTCAAACTCTTTTGGTATTCTGGAAGGGAAAGAAATAACGGTATCTTTGAAGTGATTCGGCATCTTTAGATAGGTGAACTTGATCTTTTCACCTTCTTGAATTTTTTGATACTTCTTTTCCAATCCCATCAACTTGAGGTTGTGGTTATACAGAATTGCACCTTTAACGTGAATTGGTGTACCTTTTTTATATAGTGTAACCGAATCTGAATATGTGTTCAAACCATTAAGCCCACGCGGGAAAGATATCTCTTCTGGTGGTAATCTTTTAAACTCTTCTCGGAAGTTGGCAATGAAGTTTTGAACATCATTCTCGGTACCAGTCATCATCAACTGAATTGCCGCTTTCATCTTCTCACGGATTGCCGATGGTGTGGATGATTTAATCATTTCCAGTCCCATGACCTTCATCTGTGGTTCTTTATATTGAACACCTTCGTTGTTATACACATTCAGAATGTAACGCTTCTTGGCAGTCCACACACCTTTGTTGGACAGACCCTCGCGTTTCATTTGCATCTTTTGTGAATATGCCTTAACATAGTCAGCAAGTTCTCCATAAGACTTGTCAATAAACGGTTGAATCTTAGTCTCACAAACTTTATCCATGAAGGATATCGCCCGGTTAATATCTTGACTTCTGTCCCCCATCGCAGATTGCACCAAAGGTCCAAGATTGAGATAGATCGAGTCAGTATCTGATGCAATGACATAATCAACACTTTCTGTTTTAAGAATACTATTCATGTACTGGTTAATCTTATTTTCGATCCAACGAATCGACAATTGACCGGCAGTGGTAACACCGAGAGCCATTCTCAAATCATAGAAACGGAAATACTGTGAACCGAGAGCACCATAAGCGGAGTTCAGTGAAACCTTCTTTGCAAGTTGTAGGTTATTGTAACGTGCAATTCGTTTTTCAATGTCATACTTCTTCGAATCGTCGGTCTCATTTTCATACTCTTGCTTGGCCTGCAACATCATCTTTTTGAATTTGCTGCGGTCAACATACATTTCTTCCATCATCTTAGGCAAGAAACCTTGAATATCTGTTCGGAAGTATTGCCCGTTAGGTGTGATTGTGACGCCAGATAAACTTGATGTGTCAATTTGGCATTTCAAAAGTTTGTCAACAGAAACACCTTGCGATAGAACATCACGCATTTCTTGCGTATAATCTGCCGGTTCGATTAGAGTTTCCGGCGAAATGTTATACTGCATCATCAGGTGAGGATACAGACTGTTTAAGTCGAAACTGGCAACCCAGTTGTGTAGACCAACTTGTGGTTCTTTCACGTATGCACCTTCGAATGCGGAATCTTTATCCTGCACTTCACGTGGTGGTACAATAATCTTCTGTTGCAACAGATAAGAATATGTCAGTGAATCCCACATGCGTGTCTGTGCAAACACATCTTCATAGTTACACTTGGTATCATATGCAAGAGTCAGTGCCAGTTCCAACAGTTTCAGTTTATCTTCTAGTTTAAGAATCAGTTTAACGTCTTTGATGTTATACTCAATAAACTTTTGGAAGTTCAATCGATACAACTGATGCAGGTTTTCATATTCATCGTATGAGATTTTACCTTCACCAAGTTCAACGTTTGCAATATTATCTAGTCGATAAGATTCTTGTGACTTACCACCCGGCGCATACCATTTGTAGAGTTCGATGTAGTCGAGAGATTCGACACCAACAAAACTATATGCAATCAACATTCTGCCATTAATGTTTGTCTTTCGTTCAGAAATATAATTCCAAGGAGAAAGTTTCTTTGCATCATCTTCTCCGAGAATTTTGCGAAAACGATTGACAAGATATGGAATATCAAAGAACTTTGTGTTCCAACCAGTGATAACATCAGGACAATTATCCGACCACAACATCAGGAACTTCTTGCAGAGAGTCCATTCATCTTTACACTTAACATAAACTTCATCACCTTGGACTTCATAGTCACCACATCCGAACACATAGGTTTTGCCGTTGATATAAGTGATTGCAATCGCGGTGATAGGTTCATTGGCTAGATAAGGATCTGGGAATCCGTTTTCTGAACCAACCTCAATATCTACGATGGCGATAGAAACTTTATCCTGATCCCACTCAACCATCGTGGGATGTTGATCTGCAATGAATGCATATTCATATCTGGTGTTGCCATAGATTTTGGGTGCACCAGGAATGCCATCATACTTCTTAAAGAATTCTCGCGCTTCGTAGATACTGTCGAAACGTTTTTCAGACAAGTCCAGACCATCAAGTGATTTGTGGGTGCCCTTATCTTTCTTGGCAGGAAGATATAGTGATGGTTCGTAGTCAACCTTTTGTTTGATACGTTTTCCGTCCATGATCCCGCGATACAGGATCTTGCCACCTAGGGCTTGAACATTGGTGTAGAAATTAGACATTAACCGGTAATGATGCTTTGTTGTTTGGGTAGAATGATGCCGGTGCCAAATAATTGATTATAATTATTGACAAAATCTTCGGCAGGAACATAGGAGTATACTACATGTTGCTTGTTAATGGCAACCTGCATTCCAGTTTTTTGTTCTGCATGGAGTGGAAAAGGTGCGAATCCAACATTTGGTGCACCATCTTTACCTCTTACCACCGCAACACCAACAGGATTTGTCAGTAATACGGTGGTATCGGTTTCTTCACTCACTTCAGCTAAGACTTCTTCGTGAGTTACAAGTTTAAATAACATAATTTTCATAGAACATCCTTTCGTGATTATATAAATACTTATGAAGTTCATTATAACACAAACTTCAATCACTGTCAATACACTCAAAAAAGAGGCAAAAATGATCAAAAAGCTTACCGCAATGCTTTTTGTCATGGTTACATTTCCAGCAATGGCAGATCCCATTGTGACTGATTCGACTAGTAGAAGCACTACACAAACAATTACCGAAAGTACAACAACCGTAAAATCTCCGCCGCCAACAGCCGTGGCTCCTGCCGTCACAGTCATCAACTCTGATGTTTGTGCAGTTGCTGTATCCGGTGCAACTCAAACTCAAATTCTTGGCATTTCTTTTGGTGCAACAATGACCGATAAGAATTGTGAGAGATTAAAGTTAGCTCGTTCAACATATGACATGGGTATGAAAGTTGCAGCAGTTGCTATTATGTGTCAAGATGAAAGAGTATTTACAGCAATGATGAATGCTGGAACTCCTTGCCCAATAGACGGTAAAATTGGTGAACAAGCCAGAGCACTTTGGGAAGCAAATCCACATCGTATTCCACAAAAAATTAAGAGTAGAGACTAATGAAACTCTGGAGTTTATTAGTTGCATGTGTACTGAATATTTCGGTAGCACAAGCACAAATAGTTACGATTCCAATTCCTGGAAGCCCACTGTCTTTGAATTACATGGCTAATCCACAGCCATTGCAGAACATAAACAATAATCCAGCGGCAACAAGTTATCAATTATGGGATGATGGTTACGCAAATGTTCCTTTAGGTTTTAATTTTCCGTTCTTCGATAAAACATTTAACAACTCAACAATGTATAGTAATGGTACAGTGCAGTTTGGACCACCCGTAAATGGATTTCCTTCAAACAATACTTTCTGCTGCAATGGTATTACAATTGATAGAAATACATCATCAGCATACAATTACAGTATTTTAATGATGCAGACTGACATGTATGGTGCTTCAGGTAATAATCACTATTCACTTGGTAATTCAAATAGTATGACATATGGTTGGTATAATGTTGAAAGACTTGGTGATCCTTCAAACAAAACAAGTTTCGAATTAAAAATTGATAGCACGGGTAATATAGACATGCGTTGGACGGGTGCAATGATATCATGGAATACACCAGCAATTGGTGTTATTGGTGATGCATCCAAAGGTGAATTTGCAGTCATACAACAAGGCAGTTTGAACCAGAACTTTACTATTCCTGGTTTGACACAAGTAACTACAGGTCAAACACCTGATATTGTTATTGATCCTTGTACAAGCAACCCATTATACTCACCAACTTGTGCGGGTTATCAAGCAGCATACACCGAACAACAATGTTCAATTAATCCTTTATACTCCACAACTTGTTCTGGTTATGCGTCAGCATATCACAATCAACAATGTTCAATTAATCCATTATATAATGCGACATGCCCCGGATATGCTGCAGCATATCATACTCAACAATGTTCTATTAATCCACTATATTCTACAACTTGTTCCGGATACGCAGAAGCGTATTTTACACAACAATGCAATTTGAATGGATTATATGATAAAACTTGCCCAAACTATGCGACAGCATATGCAACCAAGATGTTACTTGAACAACAAGGCATGGCATCAACTGTTGCAACAGCAGGAGAAATTGCGAAAAGTGATCCTTTAACAACATCGACAACAACCGCATCACCATCAGTCAGTTCAGATGGTTCAGTTTCGGTTGGTGTATCAAAGACTGGTGACGCAAACGTTGATAAAGCAATTTCTTCACCGCCACCAACAACAAACTCTGCTGCAGCACCTGCAGCACCTGTTCAATTGGTATCTCCTGGACCTGCGGCTGCTGGACCAGGTCCAGCTTCACCTGGTCCCGCACCTGCAGCCAAAAATGAAGGTGGAGAAAAACCGGCTGGTGGTGCAACTCAGCAAGCGCGAGGTGGTGATTCTAAACCTGCAGCAAGCCCTCGACAAGAACTACAAGCAAGAAGAGAAGCTGCAGCGAAAGCCGAAGCAGTAGAAAGAGGTAAAAATCTTGCTAATGAAATGGGTAAAGCAAGTGATCTAGAATCACAAAAACAAATTCAAAATGCAGTAATTCAAGCAATGGGATTCACACCCGGTTTTGATAATTATAGTAAAGCAACGTTGACTGATGCTCCTGGTTATAGACCATATTCAATTTATGGTGGTCAAAGAGTTATTGAAAATCGTAATACAGCCAGAATGTTTGGTGGTACAGATAGATTACACCAAGAAATGGTCAATCAACAATACAAATAAGGAAACAAAATGTCAGAAGAAATCAAAGATGTTAATAAAAAAATTGATGAAGCGGAAGCCGCTGTTAAAAAATATGCAAGTAAAGATACAGTTATATCAATTGGTGGATACGAATTTACTCCAGCAAAATTAATGGTCGCATTCACACTGGCATCTTCATTACTAGGCGGTCTTTATGGTACGTTTGAAGTATACAAAGACTACATGAGTATGAAGAAGAAAATTGCTGAATATGTTACACCAGACTTAACCGAACTCTATAAAAAGATGGAAGTGTTGGATGCAAATACCAGCAAGATGACAGAATATACAAACAGCATTAAGAACGATTTAAAGAATGATGTTCGTAGAGTGGAAGGTGTTGTTGAAAATCTAGAAAGATCCAGTAAAGCATCCACCAGAGATACAGATCAAACTGTCAAGGATGTAAAAAAGGAAGTGGATGCCACACTTAAAGAAGTTAGAAGATATAGTGATCAAACTGTTAAAGAAATCAATCAAGAAATAGTTCGCATCAATCAAGAAGTGGCTAAAGGTCAAAGAGATACACAGACAGAGATCAGAACATTGAGAAGAGAAGTTGACGATAAGATCAAAAAGGCTCTAGACAATCCTCTTTCCAATTGATATCTATATACTATTATTACTTTGAAAATTTAATATGTTTAAAATTATTTTATTATTCTTTTTCCTTGTCGGCAACGTTAACGCGATTGAATTGACTGCACAGAGTTGGTTAGTTGCCGACGAAAAGGGAAAAATTATTCAGGGTGAAAATACCAAAGCAATTCGTTCCATAGCCAGTATAACGAAACTGGTTTCTGCTATGGTTGTTCTGGACGCAAAACAAAACTTAGATGAAAAGATAAATCAATTCACCAGAAGAGAATTGTTACAACTTTCAATTGTTAAATCGGACAACAATGCAGCTAGATTACTTTGCGAAAAATATCCTGGTGGTTTGCCTGCATGTATTGCAGCAATGAATAAGAAGGTTCATCTTCAAGGTTTCATGTATACAAGATTCACTGACCCTACAGGTTTAGATGCCGGTAATGTTAGTAACGCTGAAGAACTGGTTGATCTTGTGTTATTATCTAAAGATTATCCAGAATTAATAGAATATAGTAAAATGTCGGAAGTGAAAATTAAGATACGCAAGAACTGGATGGTATTCAACAATACAAATCCAATTATTGGAAAGAGACACGATTTTATTATTAGTAAAACCGGTTATATCAAGGCATCTGGTGGTTGCATCGTAATGATGTTAGACACCGATATCGGTAGAAGAATTGTTGTGGTTCTTGGCAGTAAGAACACCAAGACTAGAATTCCTGAAGCAGAATTTATTTCTCAGATGTAATGGTTGCGGGTCACGGAGTTGCACCGGAACTGAGGATTATGAGCCCACTGTGATACTGTTTCACCAACCCGCCAGATTATTTATTAGGCAAATTAATTTTTGTGCGTTCTTTCATTATTTCTTCTATTATCTTGAACGCTTCGTCTTCAGCTAAAGCATCTTCAATCTCTTTTGGTGTTTTTCTAAAAATTCTATCATAGTTATCAGCATATTCTTTTTGTGATACACTGAATGGTCTTGGAGCAGAACCTTTACCACCATCGGACATTTTATTCTCCGTAAATTAAAACGATACTTGTTGAAGGCACAACATATTTATTATCGATTGGCATGGCTGCATTCCAATCGAGCAGTACAACATCACCAACAGATACACCATCAGCATCTGGACCTACTGCTAAAATTTTAGCTTTATCTGGTTCCTGAGAAGATGACAGGATAATTCCTGAACTAGTGGTGTTGATATTCTCTAAACGTTCTACTAAAACTTTATTTTTCAGTGGCAAAATATTCATATCAATCACCTTTAAATGGAGCGGTGTACTGATTCACACAGCTAACATGAAGGGGTACTCCATGTCGTATTATTACACACCGCATAAAACTGGAGCGGGATAGGAGAATCGAACTCCTGGCATTAGCTTGGAAGGCTAAGGTATTACCATTATACGAATCCCGCAACTAACTTGGTGCCCCATGAGAGAATCGAACTCCCGTACCCGGATTACAAAACCGGTGTAATACCATTATACTAATAGGGCAAAATCTTGGAGCGGGTAGTGAGAATCGAACTCACAACTAAACCTTGGCAAGGTCTTGTGTTACCACTAGCACCATACCCGCATCAATTTAAATTTATAGAGTTATTATATAGGCCTTTTTTTTAATTGTCAAGCACTTTTACATCATCGGTTTGTTTCCATTGCGAAAACCAATTTCACCACCTTCTTCTTTTATTTTCTTCATAACATCTTCAAAAAGAATAGGTCTAAAATCAGTTTGTTCAACACAAACACAATGATAACGTGAATCAATCATAGGTTCTTCCACAGTGAAAGGTCTTGGATCATACTTACTCACCATTTCACTTTTCACTGTACGAAGCACACGATTGGCATGTAAGTGACCATGAATGTTAACACCAAAACGACCGAGACTTTCTTCATGTACCGGAATATGAGACAGAATCATTCCGTTCATCACATGATAACCACGAATGTCTCTAAAATGTTTTGTATAATCTTCAAGTTTAAAAATGTCATGATTGCCACGAATCAACACTTTATCACCATTTAACCTGTACATAATGTCAAGTGACTTGCGATTGATAACAACATCACCAAGATGATACACTTTATCATTTGGTCGAACTGTTTCGTTCCAACGTTTCACCATTTCTTCATCCATCTCTTCAGGATTATCCCATGGTCGAAGTTTAGTCACACCATCAGCGCGCATAAACCTACACACTCCAGCATGGCCAAAATGTGTATCACTCACTAAGAAAACTGATGGCATTTTAACTCCTTATCTTGGCCCGGCGTAAGAGAATCGAACTCCTATTAAGGGCTTAGAAGACCCCTGTATTATCCATTATACGAACGCCAGAAATTTTGGTGCCCCAGAGGAGAGTCGAACTCCTAAAATTTGGCTTCTAAGACCAACACGTATACCAATTCCGTCACCGGGGCATATATACTTTTATGAATGAACCTATAAAAATTTCAGCTAATGTGCATCACTGCATTTATCTTACAACAAGTAGGTATTTTACACCACATCCAATAATTAATCAAGCGAAAGCTGAATTCAAACCGTTGGTTATTCCCAACATTGGTGCTCCCAACAAGAATTGAACTTGTGTTTCACCCTTACCAAGGGTGTGTAATACCATTATACTATGAGAGCGGTTCAAACTCGTCTATTTAAAAATATACCACGAATTAATCTAGGAATATTTTTAATCGAACGCTTTAATTCTTTAATGTAATATTGTCTATAATTCATATACTTTTCATATAGTTTGGTGCTGCCTGTTGGAATCGAACCAACTTCAACGGCTCTTCAGACCGCCGCTATGACCACATCAGCTAAAGCAGCAATTGGTACCTGGTGACAGTTTCGAACTGCCGACCCTCTCGGTGTAAACGAGACGCTCTACCCCTGAGCTAACCAGGCATAAATCTTGGGGAGTTATATGAGGATCGAACTCATACTACCTCGGTCACAGCAAGGTGTGCAGTCCACTACACTAATAACTCCATAGGTGATTGGCTACGTTCCCATTTTCGCCCCAATCTGAGTCGTTACCCTGTCCATTGTTATTTGCTTCTAGGTTAGTACACTTCTACCCGACTGTGTTTTTCAAGGCACCCATGTTGGCGGGTCTTGCGGCAATGAACAGTCTCGCCGTGCTCTTATGGTGTGGCAATCACCCACTTTCAACGTTAAAGTGTAACCGGGGTCTGTACTTGTTCCGTAAGAATCCGTTTTAGCCGGTCTGCACAGAACGAAGCAGCTGGTGCATCTGGTTTTACCATAGGCGTCATGTTACATGTGCCTTTGATATAACCAATTGCTTGCTGAACAACACAAGAAGAACCATATTCATCATCTTTGTTTAAATCCAAATGAACTTCAACGTGACGGTCTTCCAACACATCAGCCAAACTTTGAAATAGTTCAGACACTTTATAAACTTCAGTCATCAGACGCATTGCTGGTTTACTTTTCTTATGGTCATAATCCAATTCTCTCTGAACATAACCAAAGATTTTACAACCGTGACGGCCATCGATATGAACTACAACTGCAAGAGCATAATCTGCATACCAAACACCATTAACACGAACACGTTCTGAGTCTGCACCCAAATAAACTTTCGTATCGGGTCCTTGATCCAAGATAAATTCTTTTACTTCTTGCAAATTGAAATTTTTCATATCAATCACCTTTCTTATTTTACTTATGGCATCCCGCCAGGGATTCGAACCCCGACCAACAGTTTTGGAGACTGGTATGCTGCCGTTACACTAGCGAGATATTTGGTACCCTTGGACAGTTTCGAAATGTCGACCTACGCCTTATCAAGACGGTGCTCTTCCTCTGAGCTACAAGGGTAAAGTGGACCGCCCGGAGAGATTCGAACTCCCGACTTCTTAGTTCGTAGCCAAGCACTCTAAGTCCACTGAGTTACGGGCGGTTATGGTGGTACTAATTGGTAACGATCCAATCTCCTCGGCTTATGAAACCGGTACGCATCCGTCTACGTCATAGTACCATTAATTGGTGGACCGCAAGAGAATCGAACTCTTACCTCCGCCGTGCAAAGGCGGCGTGCTCCCATTATCACTAGCAGCCCAAAAAAGTTGACTTATTATTTTTCTTATTATACGCCATAAGTCAAGGCGAGTATTGGTCTCGGTGGCAAGAATCGAACTTGCGCCACATGGTCCCAAACCACGGATGATACCATTTCACCACACCGAGATTATTTGGCTCCCCTTCGTGGATTCGAACCACGCTTCACGGATTAACAGTCCGCCGCCTACACCTAGCTTGCTCAAGGGGAATTGAATTCTGTATTATATATCACATAAAATGCTCTGCGTCCCTCGGCGGTAATTGTAGTACATCAGGATTTAGTTGGTTGTC